AAGATCTTAAAGTCTTGGAATGAGAAGATAGCCAAAGCAAAAGCAGATCTGCCTGATTTTGATCGCATGGTGCAGTCTAGTACGATAGTCGTTGGTGACGAAATACGAGATTCCATCTTAGAGAGTGATGTAGGGCCACAACTCCTATATTTCTTGGCATCAGATGATGACTTTGCTAAACGATTGACAGAAATGCCAGTTGTTAAAGCTCTTAGAGAAATAGGCAAGTTAGAAGCTAAATTTGAAGCAAAAGAAGCTAAATCTTTTAAAGCCGAAAAAGTCAGGGAAACTGTTTCAAGTAGTAAAGCACCTGAACCGATCAAGCCGTTAAGTGGTGGCAAAGTTGGCAAAGACGTGATGATAGACACCAATGGTGAATTTCATGGCACTTATGCTCAATGGAAAGCTGCAAGACAGGCTGGAAAAGTCAGATAAACCTAATTTTTTTGGAGAATTAAAATGGCAAATACCTTGCTAACTATCAGCAAGATCACTAACGAAGCGTTAATGGTCTTGGAAAACGAATTAACATTTACATCAGAAGTAGATCGTAACTATGATGACCAGTTTGCCGTTGTTGGCGCAAAAATTGGCGCAACAGTTAACGTACGCAGACCAGGCCGTTTCATCGGTACAACTGGCCCAGCTTTAAACGTAGAAGATCTGAACGAAACTTCAGTTCCTGTTACTTTAAGCACCCAGTTCCACGTTGATACACAGTTCACAACTCAAGACTTAGCTTTGTCTTTGGATATGTTCTCTGATCGTATTCTGAAGCCAGCAGTTGCAGCTATCGCCAACAAAATTGACTTTGACGGCACAACTACAGCAGCTTTGAACACAGCTAACATCGTTGGTACTGCTGGTACTCCTCCAACTGGTCTTTATACATACTTGTCAGCACAAGCGTATCTTGACTCTGAAGGCGCACCTCGTGATGGTCGTAGATCATGTATCGTTGAGCCGTTCACTTCTGCAACTATCGTTGACAGCTTGAAAGGTTTGTTTGTTCCTACTGAACAAATCTCTAGCCAATATACAAAAGGCTTGATGGGTCGTGATTCAGGTGGTATGAACTGGAAACTTGACCAAAACATCGTGTCACAAACTTTTGGTAACTTCTCTAGCTCAACTGTAACTGCTTCTGTAGCTACAACAACTGCAACTGGTTTCTTAACATCTGGTTGGGCTTCACAGTCCACTATCACTTTGACTGCTGCTAATACAGGCACAATCAACTTGAACGCTGGTGACACTTTCACTATCGCTGGTGTATATGCAACTAACCCACAAAATCGCCAACCATACGGCACAAACAAACTGCGTTCATTCGTAGTTAAATCTGCTGTTAGCGTAGCTTCAGGTGCTTCTGTTTCTGTAATCGTATCTCCAGCAGTTATCTCTGGCGGTCAGTTCCAGAACGTAAGTATTCCTGTTCCTGCTGCTTCTGCTGCTGTGACATTCTTTGCTTCACAATACAATGCAAGTGGAAATGGTGTAGTTTCTCCACAAAACATCGTAATGCATCGTAATGCGTTCACAATGGCTATGGCTGACCTTGAGTTGCCTGAAGGCGTTCACTTTGCTGGTCGTGCAAGCGACAAGGAAATTGGTCTATCAATGCGTGTAGTTCGTCAATACACCATTAACAATGACTCAATCCCTACTCGTGTTGACGTTCTGTATGGTTGGGCTCCTTTGTATCCTGAACTCGCTTGCCGAGTTGCAGCTTAATAATTAACGGATAAAGGAAAACTATTATGTCTAATCCAGGACCAGCAGTAACCACTTCGGCTCACCCAAGTAATGTAACAACTAATCAAGCGCAACGATTATTGGGTGTACTTAAAGGTGTGAATGTAAATGCAGCATCAGGAAGTTTCTTCCCTTTGCCAATCATTAACTCTACAACTTACCAGCCTAACTTATTAGTAGTTACTAACTCTAATAATGCAGGTGCAGCTACAGGTACTTTAACAAGTTTAGTATTAGGAATTACTACAACAGGTAGTGGTACACCAACTTCATTGTTTGGTGCTATTACTGCTTCACAGTTAGCTACAGTTCTTGGTGTAAGCCAAGTGGCAGCTTCTGCAGTGGTAACGTCTTATAACCAACAAGCGTTATTTGTCAATATTGCAACTACTACTGCGGTAGTAGGTACAGTTGATGTTTACGTTTATGGTTACGACTTTAGTTAATATCAAGTATCTTGAAGTATTAGGATAAAAGCCATGCCCAAAAAGTATGGCTTTTTTCTTATTTAACATATAATTGAAGTACCTTATCTAAAGGAAAAATCATGCCTTCTACTACTATTGCTCGTGGAAATGCAATTAGCACTTTCTACATTGCTCCATCACTTACTCCAGCTCAAGTATTGACATACGTTAGCCCAGCTCAGACATTTAATGTGCCTGGCTTGCAAACTACTGACATTGTTACTGTAATTGGATATAACGGCACTCAAACTTCAGGCATTATTGTTGCTGAAGCTGATTGTTTAACTGCTGGCGTATTGTCTGTTCAGTTTGGCAACATTACTGCTGGTACTTTGACTCCTGCTGCTGGTGTTTATACAATTCAAGTTGTACGACCTGAAGGTTCATTGCCTGTAACGGCTGTTTAAGGAGCTACATCATGGCTTACGATTCAGCTTTTTCGCCTTTTGGCCCTACTTATCAGGTAGGTACTGCTGCTATTCAGGTAAAAGCAAGTAATAACACTTACCCTACTTCTTATAGAATTATGAATATAACAAGTGGAATTGTGCGATTTGCTTGGGCTCCTCAAGAGCCTAGTGATGCTACTGTTACTCCTGTAGCTACAACTCCAACTACGGATGGAATCCCTTATGTAATGTCTATTCCAGCTAACGGAGTAGCAGTATTTAGCGGTATTCCTCCTAATGCATGGTTTATTTCAAATACAGCAACAAGTCTTGAAATTACTCCAGGCGAAGGAAAACTATAATGGCAACTTCTAATGCTGTAGCAAGTACCTCAACCCAAAATATTGTTCCAGTTCAAGCAGCGTTTAATACTGCTGGTCAATGTTTAGGATTAGTTGGCCCAGGTGGTGCGTATTTTTCACCTCCTTTGACAGCAGACGTTATTACTGGCGCAACCATTGATAACAGCCCTCTTGGTGCAACAACTCCTGCAACTGTAAACGCTACAAACGTATCAGTTAGCGGTAAATTGCATATTTCATCTACTGCTCCAACTATTGCTTCAGGCTTTGGTACAACACCAACAATTACTGCTTTTAATACAAGCGCATTTAAAATTGTTGTTGGTACTGGCGGTGCAGCCAATGGCGTTATTACTTTTCCAGCAGCACCTAATGGATGGGTAGTTTATGCTCAAGATATTACAAGTGGCACTTCATTATTTTTGCAACAAACTGCAAGCACTACAACTTCTGCAACATTGACAAGTTTTAGCTTGACTACTGGTTTGGCTGCAAACATGACTGCTGCCGATGTAATATTAGTTACTGCATTTCCTTACTAAGGAACATTATGGCTGGCCCTTCCTCAACAGTAGATCAAAATCTACTGCCAGTTCAGGCTTATTTTGATGTTTATGGAAATTTCCAAACATTTATAGGTCAGGGTCAGCCTTTTTATGCAACGCTTAATCCTGTTCAATCAGGGTTAACAATTACCAATAGTACGATTAATAGCACCACAATCGGTGCTTTAGTGCCTTCTACTGGCGTTTTTACTAATATCTCTACAGCTACTGGTCAGATTTCAACTGCTCCTTCTTCTGCTACTGATATAACAAATAAGCTGTATGTAGATACCATTGCTCAAGGTTTAAATCCTAAAGCAGCTTGTAAAGCAGGAACTTTAACTAATATTACTTTGTCAGGTTTACAGACGATTGATGGTTATTCAGTCTTGGCTGGTAATCGAGTATTAGTTAAGAATCAAACAGCAACAGCCGATAATGGCATTTATGTATCCTCTGCAAGCGCATGGACTAGAGCAACTGACATGGATGTATGGGCAGAAGTGCCAGGGGCTTACACAGTTGTTTTAAACGGCTCTCAAGCCAATACTGCATGGGTATCTACTTCTGCTGATACAGGAACTATTGGAGTTACTTCAATTACTTTTGTTCAGTTTTCAGGAGTTTTTACTTATTATGCTGGAACAGGGTTAACCCTTGCTTCTAATACTTTTAGCATTACCAATACTGGCGTTACTGCTGCAACTTATGGGACTGCAAGCAAAACAATAACTTTAGCCATCAATGCTCAAGGTCAAATTACTTCTGCATCTGCACAAGATATTGCGATTGCTGCTAGTCAAATTATTAGCGGAACAATAGGATCTAGTTTAATTAGCGGTTCTTATACTGGAATTACTGGCGTAGGTACATTAACTGTTGGAACCTGGAACGCAAATACTATTGGCGTTGCTTATGGCGGTACAGGCGCAGCTACATTTACTGCTGGTTATTTAAAGGCTAGTGGCACAACGGCATTTAGCACAATTGCTTCTATTCCAAGTTCAGATATTACTGGCCTTGGCACAATGTCAACGCAAAATGCCAATGCAGTAGCAATTACTGGCGGTACTATTTCAGGTCTTTCTAGTCCTTTAGCTGTAGCTTCAGGTGGTACTGGTGCATCTACTTTGACAGGCTATGTTTACGGAAATGGTACTGGTGCTATGACAGCATCAACCACTATCCCAAATACAGCAATTAGTGGTTTGGGTACTATGTCAACTCAAAATGCTAGTTCAGTAGCGATTACTGGAGGCACTTTAAATGGTGTTGCAATCGGTGGAACAACTGCTGGTGATGGTACTTTTGACATTCTGACTGCAAACGTATCAAGATTAAATACAGCAACTGCAACAAGTCTGACTATTGGCACTTTGTCATATACGCCAGCTAATGCCTTAATTACAGCACAAAGCTCTGCTACATCGTTTAATCAAGTAATTATTAGCAATACAAACAATACAAGCACAACGGCTTCTACAGACTATATTGTTAATAATTACAACTCTACCGATAGCACCTATTATGGTGATTTTGGTATGAACGGCAATGCCTTTACTGGCACAGGCGCATTTAATCAAGCTAATAACGTCTATTTAACGGCTACAACAGCAGATTTAGCGATTGGCACAACAACTGCAAATGCTATTCATTTTGTTGTAAATGGTGGTGCTACAGATGCAGCAACAATTAGCTCTGCTGGCATTTTCTCTTTGGGAACAGCTTTAGCGATTGCTTCAGGCGGTACAAACTCTACAGCAACTCCTACGGCTGGCGGTATTGCATATGGTTCTGGTACTGCTTATGCTTTTAGCGCAATAGGTACAACAGGGCAAGTTTTAACTTCTCAAGGCGCAGGGGCTCCAACTTGGACTACTCCAACTTCCTATGCGACTGTTACCGATGACACCACTACAAATGCTACTCGTTATCCTTTGTTCGCTAATCAAACAACTGGAAACCTTACAACAGAATATACAAGCTCTACTAAATACCAGTTCAATCCTTCTACTGGCCTTCTTACAGCCACAGGATTTAGCGGATCAGGCGCAAACTTAACTTCTTTGCCAGCAGGACAGCTATCAGGTACTATTCCTAGTGGAGTTTTAGGCAATTCAACGCTATACATTGGTACTACTGCTGTAGTTTTGAACGCTGCAAGTGGATCCATTACTTCTTTGGCGGTCAATATTAGTGGTTCTGCTGCAAGTGCAACAACGGCTACAACTGCCACAAATGCCAATAACGTAGCTATTACTGATGACACTTCTACAGCAGCAACTTTTTATCCAACAATCGTAAGTAGTTCTACAGGAAATTTGCCTGTTAAAACTTCTTCCACTAAACTTCAATTTAACCCATCGACAGGAGTTCTGACTTCTACTGGCGGTATGGGTGGAGGAGCTTTCTAGATGGCGCAAACAGGATTTACCCCCTTACTAATATATTCAAGCTCTACGGCTACTAATGCGCCTACGGCTGGAAATTTATTAAATAACGCTACTGGATCTGAATTAGCGATCAATATTGCTGATGGTAAACTTTTCTATAAAGATTCTTCCAATGCCGTTCAGGTTATTGGTTGGAAAATAAGACCAGCAACTGCTGGCGGTACAGGCTTAACTTCTTTTGCAGTTGGTGATCTGATTTATGCTGATACCACTATTACTTTGGCGAAATTGGCTGATGTAGCTACTGGAAATGCGTTGATTTCAGGCGGTGTTGGAGTTGCGCCTTCTTATGGAAAGATTGGCCTTACAACTCATGTAAGCGGAACTTTACCAACAACAAATGGTGGAACAGGATTAAGCTCATTTACTGCAAATCGTGTTCTTTACACTTCAAGTACAAGTGCAATAGGACAATCTTCTGCCTTAACTTTTGATGGAACTACATTAACAGCAACTGGTGGTGGCAGTAGCACAAATCCTGTTACCATCATAAGAAATACTGATCCTACAGGAAATGGCCTTGTAGTAACTAATTCAATTAATGACTTTTCTAGTTCTTTAATTTTAATTAATGCTACTGCTGGCGTAAATGCAACTAATGGTTCTTATTTTAAAATTACTGATAGTTCAAGCAATGTCTTAGCAAGAATTTATGGATCAGGTTTAGCTATTGCTGGAAATGCAACTACACAAGCAACTGTAGCTACTGGTTATGCAATGCAAGTCAATGGCGGAAGAATTGGCTATACAGGCACTTCAGGATCATCTTTTACTGGATCTGCTGTTGGAAGTATTGCGAGTGGAAGCTCAGGAACAGTATCTGCAAGTCTTGGTGGTGGAGTAAGTATTGTTAGTGGTGGTATTGCTTTTAATAACTTTCAAGACGTTGTTGTATGGAATTCTTCAGGAACAACAAGCGTTTTAGGTTCTGCAAGTTACGGAAGTCCATCTACAAGAAGTTATTCAACAAGTGGTTCAAATTTGGTTCTTGCTATTGCAAATAACAACAATACTGGTACTTATAGCATTACAACAACAAATTTAGGAGGTTAATGTGGCAAATACTTATACTTGGACAGTTAGCTCAATGCAATGCTATCCAGAAATTAATGGCGAACAAAATGTTGTTTTTACTGTTGGATATACAGTAGAAGCAACTGATGGCATTTATTACGCAAGAATAATGGGTACTCAGCCAATTTCTTTATCATCTGATAAAACATCATTTACTCCTTATGCAGATTTAACTTCTAATCAAGTTTTGGGATGGGTAAAAGATGCATTAGGTACTGCTGGAGTTGACAATGTTCAACAAGAATTAGATGAATATCTTGCAAATTTAGCAAAACCACAAATTGTAACCAATCCTTTGCCTTGGTAAAAATATGAAATTTACTTGGAAAATACTTGATATTAGTGCTAATGGTGATTTGATTACTCATGCCAAATATAAAGTAGAACTTTCTTATAAAGATCAGATTGTAGAAACTGAAGGTAATTGGTGGTTTAACGGCACAGAAGTTAAAGTTCCTTTTGATCAAGTAACAGAAGAAATGGTAGCTTCTTGGATTGAACAAGAAACTATGAAAGACGGAGTAAACCTTATAAAATCTAGGTTAGAAGAACAGTTAAATGAATTGAATAAACAATCTACTGTTATTGCGCCTTGGATGCCACAAGTATTTACACCAAATAATTAGGAGTTATAAATGTCAGTATCTTTATCTTATTTTGCTGGTGCAGGATGGCAATTTTTTTCCAATACTGGAGTTCCTTTATCAGGCGGTCTTTTATATACTTATTTAGCTGGAACATCCACACCAGCAGCAACTTATAACTCTAATTCAGGATCAGTTCAAAATTCCAATCCGATTCAATTAGATGCAACAGGCAGAATTCCTGATGAAATTTGGACAACTCAAGGTGGATCTTATAAATTTATTTTAAAAGATGCCAATAATGTATTGATTGGTTCTTGGGACAATATTCAAGGAATTAACGATTTTTCAAGCATTTATGCAGATTTAGCAAATACAACAGATATTTCTAAAGGTGATGCTTTAATTGGGTTTAAACAAGCAAATAGTGTTTCTGTTTATGCAGGAGCAGTTGGAAAAACTGTTCATGACAAATTAACAGAATTAGTAAGCGTTAAAGATTTTGGAGCAAAAGGTGATGGCACAAATGATGATACAGTTGCTATCCAGGCTGCATTAAATAGCGGAGCTGGAGTTATTCTTTTCCCTTATGGTGTTTATAAAATTGCTGGCGGATCAGCTCCAACTGCAACAACTTTAATTGTTCCTTCAACAGTTTCTGAATTGCGTGGAGAAGGTGGTTTTAGAGGGCCATCAGAATTAAACTTTACTGGAACAAATACAACTGGAAATGCGCTAGATATTCAATCTACCAATATCCGCAATATTTCAAATTTGTACTTAAATACTTCTACTAATGGATGTTTTACAAATATTATAAAAATTGCAGATAATACCCATTTTTGTAATTGGACAAACGTATCTACTAATGGTGGAGCAACAACTCATTGGTCTTTTGGTTCAAGTTGTTTTGATCAATGTTTTATAAATTGCAGCGCATGGGGAACTGATTGGGCAGGACAAACAGGCATTAAACTTCCATATGCTAGCAATGCTTTTGATTTTCAATCTTGTCATTTTGTGCATTGCGGTATTGGTATTTGGTTAATTGATTATTTAGAAAATTTTAACTATTTTGGTGGTGAAATTGCTAGCAATGTTCGTTATGGTCTTTATATTGGTAGCGATTCTGGAACAACCAACGGAATAGAAAACGTCAATCTTTATGGTGTTTATTTTGAAGATAATCCAACTCATATATTCCAAAATTGTATTGATCAAAAAGGATTGTTCATAAGAAATTGCAGAACATCAGAAACTTCTTGGTCAAACTTTGTATTGATAAATAATAATACTTATTCTGTAAATATTGATGGCGGTACTTTTTTAAGATTAGCAGGAACTGCTGGAATTTTATTAAATATAAACAATAAATTTGTTGTTAATGCATTCATTACTGGCCCATATCTTTATAACGTCACAGCATATTCAAACCAAGGAAATCAGCAAGTTTGGTATAGAACAAATAATAT